AAACGAATCGATGTTAGATGGTAACATATTAACCTCTTAGCATTCGGCGTGAATCTGCCCAAACAGAACGCTTATTTGATTTATTAAATTGTTCGGTTGGCATAAACAATGCAATTTCCCACTCAGGTGGTTCAACCAATACAATGTTTGAATCCACTTGGCTAGTAAGATAGTGCTTAAAACATGGAGCAAATGCCTTTAATTTTTTAACACTATTCAACATCTGGTATGAAAGTTTAAATTTTGTACTCTCATCATACCGGCGATTATTTGTAATTTCCATTAGATTATCAAATAGCACTGCTCTTAAGTTCGGTGGTAGGTAGTGAAGATTCAATCCGTAAAAACCACCTGGCGCAGGACCAACCATTATAGTCAATGGGAATGAATCATAGTACGGCAATGTTTCTCTGTGTTTTGGATCATAGAAAAACATGTACATGTTACCCGCACCAAAACGCTGACGTTTCTTCAGTGCCGAATCTTTAAGTAGCCCTTGACGAGAGATGTCTTTCATGTTCTTAAGACGGTTGCGAAACCAGTCCATAGACTCTTTACTCCGTGGAGTAATCCCTCGACGAAATGCTTCTATTTGTAAATCTTGGAATATTGAATTTGCCATACTTATATTTATACCTTTACAAGAGGACTACTTTGTGTTATAATAGATTAGTTAATCTGAGGAGGGTTGATATACTATAGTATTTTTATACCCAGGGACTTTAATGTCTTTTCAGTCCAGATATAAAATTCACAACCATTATCCTTTGCAAACTCTTCTGCCGCTTTCCATTTGGATTGGTTCTTTATATAGGTAAGTGATTCTGATAGAAATCTCTTTGTCTTTTTACCAGATTTGGGAGGGCGTGTTTCTTTATCAGGTTTTATTTCTATTAGATATTTGCGACCCTTTACTGTTTCGAAATAAATGTCAATAAAATATCTATGTACTTTGTGATCCGTTTCGCAAACATATGGAATCACAACATCTTCACTGTTCCATGCTTTTACATCATTGTTAGCATCAAGCCATCGGAATACATTACGCTCCCAAAGAGAACGATAGACGATATTATTAACGTCTCCGACATACTTATGTTTATTTTTTGGTGTAAAGCGACCCTTATAAGCCATATAAATAATCTATAATTAACCCAGACAAAGGTATTTATATGCCCATTTATTCTTTCCCAGATACATTGAAGGGCAATGGCTACCCTTATATGCGAATATCAATACGTAATGATAAGAAAACCATTATTAATTTATTTACGCCTCAAGGTTTGTCATTTCAGGATGGCGCATCATACGGTACAGTTAATCTAGGTACATTAGGTGCATTGGTTGGAGATGATCTTGCTGCTCTTGAAGCTAAAGCACAATCGGCTATAAACAATATCGGGCTCAATACTGTAAAACAAGCCGCAGGTAACTCCATCGATGCTTTAAAATCTAATGCCGGTGTTGCAGTTGCTGCTCTTGCTAATAAAGCACCAAGAAATTTAGCAATGAATGGTTCGGTTTCTTCTGCTAAGGAAATGATTTCTTATAGTCAAGGGAAAATTCTTAATCCGTATACCAATGCTGCTTTTAATGCTTCTCAGATACGATCATATCAGTTTTCATTTAAAATGATTGCTAATAATAGTTCAGAGTCGCAAACGATCCGTGAAATTATCCAGTCATTACGTGTTAATATGTACCCTGAAGGCGATAGTGATTTCACATTAGCATATCCATCAAAATTTGATATATCTTTTTGGGCTGGTTCTTCAGCTGCTGGTGGTGACATTGAATCTCGAGATTTACCAAAACCTTTTGAGTGCAATTTAACCAATCTTTCAACTGTATATAATGCTACTAGTAACATTTGGTTTGAGGATGGTTCACCTTCTGAGGTTGATGTAAGTCTTACATTCCAAGAAACTCGTCCATTGACAGCTGGTGATATTAGAGCTTTAGAGAAGAAAAAAGTAAAAACTTCCGAGGAACGCAGAATATCTAGGCGTGTTTCTGAGATTATTTCCGGTGGTGGACTAGGGGGATTATAATAGATGTCTTTTTTCAGAAACTTTCCACTTACAAAATATGATTTTCTTCTCAATGGAGTTACAACAAATATTGTTGATTTGTTCAGATACGTTCATACAACAGATCAGATATTAGACGATGCAAAGTCATATAAGTTTTATGAGATCCATGACGGTGAACGACCAGATCAAATAGCATATAAGTTATATGGTGATCCCGATTATTACTGGACTTTCTTTATTATAAATGATCATTTGCATCAAGGTATGTCCGGTTGGCCATTATCAACCCAAGAATTTGAAAAATATATAGCATCAGAATATGAAGGTGTTGTATTGACAGGTCGTCCGAGGTTGGCTCTTACATCTGATGCTGAGGTTATCATAGGTAATGATGAACTTACAGGTACAGTAAATTCTGTTGCTGGTCGATTTATTTTGGGTGAAACAATTGTTGGTGCTAATGGAGCATCAGGTAAATTGGTTGGTAAAAACACTCGTTATAATTCTATTATACTAGAAGAAGTTGAAGGCACCTTTGTAGAGAATGAAATAATCACTGGTCAAACAAGTGGTGATGGTATCTATCTTTACCGCAGTTATGAACGTCAACATGCACCAAAGTTTTACTTAAATGAAGAGGGTGTAGAAACCGATATTGAGGCTTATATACCTCTTAATAACACAGGTTTAAATGATGTTGTTCTAAATGATAACGAGCGTGGTCTTAATGAAGTTGAACTAGTAAGTAACCGAGAATGGGAAGAAAGGAAAAATGACGAACGTTCTAGGATTCGTATAATACGTCCAGAGTTCATTGAAGACTTTGTTGAAAACTATAAAAAGTTGGTTAGACTATGAGTTTTGGTGGTAGAAAAAGTAGTTCAATAATAAGTCCTGAATCTTTCCAGATAAAGGACTTGACAATTCATACTGTTTCAGGTATTTCTTGGGATGTATCTCAACTAGTAGTTGAAATGAACATATATGAAAGTGTTTTCGGCTTCTCGGTTGAATATGAATTTGCATTTGTTGATACAGCAGATATGTTTAACAATATCGGTTTTACAGGTGATGAGCGAATTACGTTTACATTGGTTAAAATGACCGAAGAAGGTAGACAATCTATTGAAAAAGAATGCTATATTATGGGTATTCCTTTATATGGTCGTGAGACTGATGCTCGGCAAGTTTTTACTATCAAAGCAATTTCTAAGCATGCATACATTGCCGCAATTCAACGATTGTCTAAAAAGGTCTATGGATCACCATCATCCATTATTAAAAATTTAATTGAAGGTGAGTTAAATTCAAAGATACAGCATTTCGATAGTAATTCTTCAGGTTTTATAAATGGGTTGATTCCATATATGACAGTAAATGAAGCAATCTATTGGATTATGAAACGTGCGCATGATGAAAATTCCAACCCATTCTTTGTGTATGAAACTTTAGCAAACGGCATACACATTGAATCATATAACATGATGAAAGAGCATACAGCTCCCGGCAAATATATTGTTGGTGGAATTGCTGATACTGAAATTACGACAGATCGTCAAGGTCAGAAGCCAAAAGATGCTGATACTAGCAAAAAAGATAGTTATGCTTTAGATTTTAAGCGGCAGAAATTTCGCATCCGTGATATTACATCAACCCTTGGATTTTCTAAATTAAAGAATACAGCCAAGGGAGCATATGCTTCTACTACATTAGAAATTGATATACATCATAAAAAATATAACAACTATTCTTATGTCTATAAAGGCGATAATTTACTTGAGCAAAATTCTTTATATGATGAGAGATTTGTTATTAACGATCGCAAATTGGTTGATTATACTGATGCAAAAAGAATAACAATACATAAAAATTCTAATTTATTTGGAAATGATATAACATCTTATAATGACAATATTTCTTCATCGGCGGGTAAGATGAATGCCTTTTTAGAAAATATGGATACAATGTCGCATGTAATAGAAGTTGCAGGTGATATTAATGTTCATCCTGGTATGACAATAGAAATAGTAATTCCTGCTCCAATAGCAAAAGATATTACCGAAAGAAAGAAACCTATGGTTGACAAATATATGTCAGGTAAATATTTGGTAATGAGTATACAGCATAAATTTGATGATAAAGGGCATATTATGTCTATGAAGATTAAACGTGACTCTACTCAAGCAGATATAAAGGAATCTAGATAATGGATAATTTTACTTGGTTTACAGGTGTTATTGAGGATATAATGGATCCTCTTGAAATGAATAGGGTAAGAGTTCGTTGCTTTGGATTCCATACTGACAATAAAGCACTTATTAAGACCGAAGACTTACCTTGGGCATCAGTAATGATGCCAACAAATTCGGCATCTACATCTGGTGTTGGAAGTACACCTCATAGATTATTACCGGGTTCCTGGGTTGTTGGATTTTTCCGTGATGGTAAATCAGCTCAAGATCCTATCATTATGGGTTCAATTGCTTCAATGTTTGATGAACAACCTGATACGGGATATGGTTTTTCGGACCCTAATGCCAATTATCCAAAAGAAGATTATATCAGTGAACCTGATGTGAATAGGTTAGCACGTGGTAAAGATACTGAAAAAGAATTAGTAAAAACTAAAAACGACACACTTACCAAAACAGTTGCAACTGCGAATAATGCTTCAGATGCATGGGATGAACCCAAATCACCCTATGATGCTAAATATCCACATAATGCTGTAACTGAAACAACTTCAGGTCATTTTATAGAAGTTGATGATACACCTAAAGCTGAACGCATTCACGAATATCATAAAAGTGGTACATTCCGAGAAGTACACCCAGATGGAACAATTGTTACTCGAATTGTTGGCGATGATTATTTGATAGTCGCTAATGATAATAATGTTAATATTAAAGGCAATGTTAATCTTACGATAGATCAAAACTGTACGACTTATATCAAGGGCAATTGGGATATTCAAGTAGATAAGGATATGACAATGACTATTGGTGGCAATCAAACAGTTACAATTGCAAAAGAGCATAATGAAACCGTAAAAGGTTCATCAACAACTAATGTAAGTGGTAATTTTGCCAGAAATTCAGATTCTCATATTGAAGATAACGCACCAAGGATTGACCATAACTAATGCCGGGAATAGTAAGATCAGGTGATGCACACGTTGGCCATGCAAGTCCAACACCAAACCCATTCCATCAAACAACTTATGTACCTAGTCAAAGTACAGTTTATGTGAATGGTAAGGAAGTAATACGGAAACCGGATCCAACTTCATGTGGGGATCCTGTTGCGGGTTGGTCACCAACTGTTTTTGTTGAAGGCCAAGAGGTACACCGATTAGGTGATGCTACAGACGGCCATGGTTCATGGGTTCCTAATGCTGCAGCAACAAGTTCGGGTGATGTATTTGCTGACCACGGTGGAAAGAAAGCAGGTAAACAAGGATCATATGATCCAGCAAATTCAATTGCTAAGAAAAACGATTGTCAATATTTCGATTGGAATAATAATGTATGTCTTGACCAATCAACAGATCCAGATGCTGACTATTATGTCGGATAAGAGGTATAAATAATAACATGAGTACTACCAGTTACGTATCAGATAAAAGTGTTCTCGATGACAATAACCTTATTGTCTCAAGACGCCGTCAGTATTCCGATTTGGATTTGAAACTAAAACGACATCCTGCCCATAATGACATTACACCATTAAGAGATATTGAAGCAGTAAAGCAGTCGATTAAGAATTTGGTTTTAACTTCAAAGGGTGATAGATTATTCCAACCTTGGTTAGGTTGTGGTGTTAGAGATTTATTATTTGAACCAGCTGATAATGTTACTCAGTCTGTAATACAACAAGAAATTTATGAAGTAATACAGAAATATGAACCTCGAGTAGAAATACAATCAGTTGATGTATTTGACGATCCTGATACTAATTCATATAAGATTGTTATTTCATTTTTAATGGTTAACTTGGTTCAAGAAGTTAATATAGAATTTTATTTAGAGCGAGTACGATAAGATATGGCACGCCAATTAAACGCAACAGAATTGGATTTTGATAAGATTCGAGAGAATCTCAAAATCTTTTTGGAAAGTCAAGATAAGTTTAATGACTATAACTTTGACGGCTCGGGTCTGAGTATTCTTCTCGATGTGTTAGCTTATAACACTCATTATAATGCTCTCAATTCACATTTCATCATTAATGAAGCATTCCTTGATTCTGCTCAGATTCGTGGTAATGTTGTCGGCCATGCCAAATTGCTAGGTTATGTCCCACGTTCTACAATTGGTGCCGAAGCTTTAGTTGATTTA